ATTATCTTCAAAGATATAATCATTTAAAGGTTTAGCAAACTCAAAATAATCAACTTCTATAGAATCTTTAAAATCTCCTACAGTAGCATAAGCTACTATTCTATTATTTTTATCTATTTTTATTTTCATATAATCACCTTAACACTAATTACATCTATATTATCTACAGTAGAGCTTCCTGATAATAGATTACCATCTACTAAGCTAAAAGAAATATATCGATTTAACATATTATCACAAATTGTCATATATTCCTTATTGGGTATATTTTTATCCCAAACTAAAGTTGAGCTATAATTCTTATCATCAATTATAGTTATAAGTAAAGATTTCCAAGTAGTAAAATTGGAAAGATTAATGTTAAACTGATATAAAGGTGTTCTACCATAAAAGGCATATACAAGTTTCACACCTTCACTTTTTATAGTAACTTCTTTACTGCTATTATCACTCATAGTGATTTTTAATTTGTTGTCATTATAAGATAAATTTTGTATTCCTATTCCATCTCTACCAGCGATTGTTGGAACTGTAAAAACTGAATTTTTATTATCATCATAATTAACTGTTACTTTATCTCCTGTGGCTGTTATTGATGTTATTCCTGCTCCTCTATCTCCTTTATCTCCTCTATCACCTTTTATACCTTGATTTCCTTTTTCTCCTTGTATTCCCTGTTCACCTTTATCTCCTTTCAAAGTTTTTCTTTTGTTTTCTATTTCTTCTAAAACTTTTTCTTTACTTGCTTTAATTTCTTTTTTTTGCTTCTCTCCTTCTTCTTTTATTTCTTTTGTTTTTGCTATAATTTCCGCTTGAATTAACTCTTCAATTTTTTTATTTTCGAATTTTTTACCTAATTCAATTTTTTTAGTTTTTATAGTTACATCATCTAAAGTTATTCTATTCGTTCCCTCAACTATTGTTATTTTTAGAGTAGTCCAACCACCATTAACAAAAACACTATAATGAATAGGAAACAGAACTTCATCTTTCTCACTTACATTTATATTTTCAACCTGATAACTTTTATCAGGAAGTATATATTTGAGTTCTAATTGTTTTCCTTGCAAAGTCTCAGCCCCAAACATATAAATAAACTTTAGCCTTATATGTGGAAAACCTTTATCTCCAACTGTAAACACATGACTATCTAGAACTTCACATCTATTGGAATAAACTAAAACATTTGTTATATGTTCCATTATTTGCCTCCTGCTATTTTTATATGTAATTCTTTTCTTTTTATTTCAAATTCATTTTTAGAGATCTTTCTAATATCCTTTAATGTTTTGAAATAATTTTCAGTATCATAGATACTTTGAATGAATGTTGTTCCAAAAAGCATTAATTTACCTAATTCTAATAATCCAACAGTCATTCCTACATTATCTTCAAAGTACCATGTTACTTTTTGCTCTAAACCAAGTGATTTTGCCAATTGAAGTGATACAACAGTAGCTACCATTTTTGCTATATCATTATCTCGACATCTCTGTCTATGTTTATCTCCATTAGTAATTTCATAATCAAAACCATACTCAAGAATCTCTTGTTTTATATTGTCTATATTATTAAAACAATATTCCTTAAAGCCTTCTTTATCTTCAACTATCCATTTTTTATTTTTAAGGATATGATAAGGACTTGGCTTATCATTTATGTCGTATAACATATCTTCACTCTTTGAATATTCCCAGACAGAAGGGATATTGCTTCCTTTGAACTCTACTAATTCTCCAAAATTTGTAATTTCCTTATAATTTGGTATTTGATTCTCTGTTTGAAATACAATGATTATTTGACCATTCAATAAACTATTTTTTTCTAAATAAAAATACATTAATCCACCTCCATAGCTATATATTGCACTTCTCCACTTCCAGTTGTATTAGATAATGTTGAAGTTTCTGCACTCGCTGTTATTGATAATCCCTTAAAATGAGATGTTGTTAAATTAAAAATTACACCATTGAAGGCATAATGCATTTCTTCTCTTTTACCATTTTTACTTCCTCCAACAAACTTTGTATAGTATAATTCTCCTTGCACTTCTAATCTGCTTTCTAAAACAGCAATTTCTAATGAATATCCCACATTTGTTCTTTGATAAAAATTTTTAAGAATATTAAGTTGTGAACTTATATTTATTGAATTAATTGCATATTCTACTAGAGTTACACCTAAAAAATTATAATTAAACCCTATCCCAAAATTTTTATCAAATATTACCTCTCCATTTCTTCTTACCTTAACATTTACAAGTGGACTTCTTACAATGTTTATGTATGTTCTTCTATATCGCGATTTTTCATTAAAATTAAATTTACTTATATCAGTAGCTTTTATATTTAGTCCTGATATCTTATTAAGTTCTCCTTTAAAATAAATACTATCTGTAAAACCTGTTATTCCTAACAAAGTAGAAATAACAACATTATTCATCCCCCAATAAGTTCCCATAGCTTTTATAGGACTTGCTTCTCTATAATCTTCATTTGTTCCACCTATAAAGAAACGATATGAAACTCCACCTAAATGCTCAGCATAACAAAATATACTTGCCATATTCTTACCAAAATTTGCAGATTTTATAGTTGGAAGGACTATCATAGGTTGCTTAAAACCTTCAAAATTCACAACTCCACTTCCAGAACTATCAGTTGCTATGGTCCCATATCTAATATTTTTAATTCTTGTTAGTCTTTGTCCATCTCTGTAAAAATCAATAGCACCATTAGCAATAGTTATAACTTCATTTGTTCCACGACTAATAAACCTAGCAGAACCATCAAAATTGGTTCTACCAGTTATAGTAAAATCTCCATTCTCCAATGAATTATTAACATCAGTTATAGTTTTTCCATTCTCTACAACTCTTGCTTGATTATTTTTAAATTGTATATAATGTCCTGTTGCTTCATCTCCAACTTGAAAAGATACATCTTTGTATTTTTCATCTGTAATATCAGTAACACCTAATAATATTTGAGAAGTTACTACACTAGGATTAGCTGGATCTTTAATATTTAAAGCAACTCTATTATTAGGATTTTCTGCTTCAAATTGTCCTAATTTATCAAAAGTTACATGTGCAAGTTCTCCATTAAGGCTTCCAAATTTCTCACCTTCATTTAAGAGATATGCTCCAACCTTGTCAGCTGTTCCTTGTAGTTTTATAATATTTTTATCAATAGAGTTATACATTTTCATAGATGGTAAAATTTCTGTTTCAGATATAGAGTTCCATACTCCGTTATAAAATTTCTTCCAGACATTTGTATCTGGATTAAGCCAAATATCATTTTCTTTTACATCTGCTAAATTAGGTTCTGTTTTCTGTTTAAAAAGCTTACTCCTTACATCTCTATCTAAAACTTTTAGATTTTTACTATTTTCATCTATCTTTTCTTCAAGAGATTTTAAATCTATAAAGCTGCTATTACTTTTTCCTGATAAAGTACTAGAGTATGTAAAATCATCATCATTTTCAATACAATCAGCTTCTATTCTCATTTCAAATTCAGCTGGTTTTAAAGATATTTGAATATTTGTCACTCTTACAATGGTATTAATATCTTCAAGTTCTAAACTATAGACTTCACCTAATTTAATATCTTTCAAAAAATTAGTAGTAAAATTAAAAGTCTTATTATTTAGTATTTGATTTTTATATTCACATAATGCTATATGTTTAGCAAGTTTTTCAGTTTGAACTTCTCTATTTTTTTGTATAGATACAAAGTTTTCTTGATGTTTTTCTATGATATTTAAATTTTTTATAACTGCTTCATTGTCTTGGTATTTAACAAGTGGGATCCCTTTTATTTCAAAGTTTTCTATATACAACTTATAAGGATATGGATTAAAGAATTTAACTATTGCTTGTGTTTCTTTCCATTCCTCGACTATGTAATGAGTTTCTTTTACAAGTGAGATATCTACTTTACTACTTACATCATCTTCTCTAGTAAAATAATAAGCTGTTGCTTTAGTTAGAGTTGGATTAGCAACACTGGAAGTTGAATAACTTATTTTCATACTTTGAATATCTTGACTGCCTACAGGTTTATTTTTATCAACTATTATTTTTTGAGATAAATCAAATACTACACGATTATCTAACTTCAAAAATCTATCATAAGTTACACGAATTCCATTATATAAATTAGAATTAAAAGTTTCTTCAATTTCAGTTATAATATTAGTTTTATTGAGTCTCAAATCCTCATTGATATTGAAACTTTTTTGTCTTGAAAAGAGCTTTTTATCTTTGATATATAAAATACTATCAGTAGCTTTTATAAATCTTTGTAAAATATCTATCCATCTTTCATCTTGCTCAAATAAAACAAAGGGAACTCTTATTAAGTTCCCATCATTAAATATTATGTCTTTAAAATCAACCTGGTCCTCTCTAAAACCTAATTTATTTGCTACAATATGAAGTAAAGAATTACTTTTATCATTTACATTACAAAAAAATAAGTCAAAGAAAACCATTGTTTCAGGTACTACCTTATCAAATAACTTTTCATAACTATCTTTTATAGAATAGGTCCAGGTTTCATTCCCTGTATAACTCTTATTTCTTTTTTCAAGAGTTGCCATTCCTTCCAGTGTATATAAGATATTTCCAACTTCATCAATAATTTCTATTTTAACTTCATTTCCTGTATCGACTAACTTTTCATCAAGAATAAAATTAGCTTCCATAGAAGAAATTTCATTTGCTTTAGGTAAAGTAATATTACAACTATCTATATACTCTGTTATATCGCTATTCTTAGATATGTTAGTTATTTTAGCCACATATAAATGGCTGTCTATTTCCATACTTAACTTTTGCATTTATTCCTCCTATGATGTTACTTTCGGTCTTTTAGTCCAAGCTTCTATACCTATATTCACACTTTTTAAAATTCTACCTTCTAAATCATCCACTCCATAAACTTTTTCATAGAAATTATTAGTTACCTTAATTTCTACATTAGAAGATTTATCCTGATAATAAGCATTCCCTAGTTGATTTTCAATGCTATCTTTATTATTTATAGCATCAAATCCACCTAGTCCATTACTCTCTAATCTATAACCAAAATCTTTTAGTTTATTTTTGATGATGTTAAATGCTCCTTCAAATGTTCCAACTTTCTCTATCTCTGCTTTCATATCTTGAGTATTAACAAACTTAGATATTAAACCTTGATATACAGAACTTTCAGAAAATGCTTTTATTAAACTAGCTTTTGTACTTTCATATAAAGATTCCCCTAAAGTTTTTGAAAAAGTATCGAATTTCTTTTCTTTTTGAGCATCATTCATTGCATTACTTAAAGCATTTTTCATATCATTTAGTTTGTCATTAAAATCTGAATTTGGAAGTATTTTATTAATAATAGAAATATCAATACCTCTATTTAATAAAAATTGTTTTATAGAATCAATAGACTTTTTAGCTTGTGTTTCTATTCCTTCAGCTAATTTTAACTTATTAAAGTCTACTCCAGTAAGCAAATCATTAAAATCTAGCCTTCCACTTTTCTTAATATTAACCATTTTTTCAGAAATTTTTTGAAATTCTTCATTAAAATAACTATCCAAATCAGAAAAAGCTACATCATATGCAATTGAACTTGCATTTTTAAATATTTTTTCAAAATAACCTTTCATTGATGTTACAAACCCACCATTACCACTAGCTAAACCTTCAATCGTTTGAGTTCTTACATCTTGCATAGCAGTAACTAAAACTTGATTATTTTTAGCCATTTCTTTAATAGTAGAGTTATATTGCTCTCCAACAAGTCCCATTTGTTTAAATTGCTCAGTGTATTCTTCAATTAATTTCTTTTCAGATAAATAATCTATTCCAGTAAAGCTTTCAAGAGTTGAACCTCTAAATAAATCTTTCTTTTCTCTTTCCAGTAAATCTAATTGTGATACAAATTCATTTATTTGTTTTTTCCATTCTTCTAAATTAGATTCAGTTAAGTTTCTTCCAGTAGCTTTTACTAAATCATTATGAGATACATTATTTAAAATACTATTTAGTTGTCTTATCTCACTATCAGAAAAAGCATCTAACTCTGTTTTATCAAAACCTAAATATTTTAATAACTGGGCTTCACCAATATTTACAGAAGTATATGTATCTTTTCTTTTTTTTCTAAATCCTTTTCTATAACTTGAAGAACCTTTTTCTAGTGCAGATATATCATTGAAATGCTTACCATTTAGCATAGCTTGTTGAAATAAATCTATATTTCTATTTCCTTTAGAAATATAAGAGAGTGTTGGATTTTTAGAAATATCACTAAGCATTTTATCAGAGAAACTTTTTACAATTTCACTATTTCTTTTTAATACTTCAGTTAGTGTTTGCATAGCTTTTATCTGCTCATTATATCTATTTGTATTTTCTTGATTTCTATTATCTATCTCAGCTGCTTTCTTTTTACCTTTTCCAAAGCCTAGTGCAGAACCTAAAGTTTTGACAATACTTAATCCCCCTGTAGCTATTCCAACAATAGAACTTATAGATGTTATTCCAGAAGTAAAACTTTCTATTCCACCTGAAAACATTTTTGTTATTGATTTCATGTCGAAATTTTTATAAGATGTTCCAATGTTTGCTAAATTTCCTAATACACTTCCTATATTACTTATTGTTTTACTTCCTGAAACTTGTCCTAATTGAGAAAAATTGGAAGCTAATAAATTTACACTATCAATTAAATCGTTTATTTTTTTTAGTTTAATTGCTATCTCTTGTAAATGTTCTACTTCATCTTCAGATGCTTTTTTCTTTTGTTTTGCTAGTTCAATTGATTCTCTTAAATACTTAGCATCTTCTTCTGATAATTTTTCTAAGTCAATATTATGTTTTTCATATGTTTTTATTAAATCTCCAAGAATTTTAGCTTTTTCCTCATGATAGTTTTCTTTAGATATTTTTCCTTTTTTTAAATTTATTTCTAAATCTTCTAATTTTTCTTTTACTTTATCTAAGGCTTCATCAATATCAAATTTTTTTATCTTAAATTCTTTTTCTTGTAATTGAACTTGTAAGCTTTTAGCTAAATCAATATTTCCATTATCAACTGCTTCTTTTATATATCTTTTTAAAATACTTATTTGATTTTTGATTTTATCTATATCAGAAGTTCCTATAATATCATCATAGTTTATCTGATTTTGCATATCTTTTTGAAATGCACCATAGATATCTTTAACATCTTTAGCTATTGATTTACTATGACCTTTTATAGCTTTAGTTGCTTTAGCTACTTTCCCTGTTTTTCCTTCAAGAGATTCTAATTGAGTTATTTTAGAATGAATTTCAGAAGCAGTAACAGGATCTATTCCAGAAGCTACTATTTTTTTATGAATTTCTCTTAATTCATTTGAATTTGCATTATTATACTTACCATTTTTCCAATCAGACACCAATTTCTTTGCATTTTCTAATGCTTTTTTATCACTTTCATTTTTTTCTTTATTTGCATTTCTATGAGCATTTAATTCTTCTTGTATACCTGCTACAGTTGATTTAATAGCATTTTTATTATTAGCTGTAACTTTATCATTATGTCCTCTATTAAATTTTTCTATTGAATTTAGACCATCTGTGATGATTTTTAATTCTTCAGCTTGTTGCTTATTTAATTTTTTTAATTCAGACTCTTGTGTTTCTTTTTGGGCTTTAGTAAGATTTGCTACATAACTTTTTTCAGAGTAACCTCTATAAAAATCATTCACCATATCAGGAGTTATTTTTTGAACTCCCGCTTCTTCAAGTCTTTTTTTCAATAATTTTTTCTTACTATATTCATCTTTCTGCCCTTTTAATTCTTTCATAAGATTATCATTAAGTAGATAATCAACATTTATTTTTTGTTTTGCCATAATCTCAGCATTTTTTTCATTATATTTTGTTTCAGCTTTTACTATATTTGCTTCATATTTTTTGGCTACTTCTAGTTGTTTACTTAAAAAATCATCTTGAGCTTGTGCTAAAATTTTTTCTTTCAACTTTCCTATAACTTTATCTATTGCACTAGCAACTTCTAAATACTTATTAGCTTCATTCCCAATAGCTCCTATTAAATCTGGATACATTGCTAATAATTTTTGATATAGTTCATTTCTTTCTCTTTCACTCTCAGGAGTTCCTAAGCCTTCAAGATATAGTTGAGATAATTCTACATATCTATCTTTTAACTCTTCTAAATTTTGCTTTTCCATTGCAAAATCAAATAAATAATCAGTGCTTGATTTTTTACTTAACATGTTATCTACAGCTTCTGCAATTCCATTAAACATATGTACTACATTTGTTGCAAATGGTAATAACTTATGTCCAATAGATGTTGCAATATTATCTATTAATCCTTCTGCTTTCTTTAATGAGTTAGCATATCCATCAATAGTTCTACTAGCATCCCCTTGAATATATGTAGTCATTTCCATTAACTTATTATATCTTAGTTGCATTTTTGTTGCTGTATCTAACTCTTGCCATTTTTCTTTTATACCTTTAGATAAAGCATATTCTGCCATAGTAGTATCATTTAAAATTAATCCATATCTTTTTAATGCTTCAGTTTCTCCTGTTAATGCTCCTTTTATTGCAGTAAAAGCTTCATCATCGGTAACATTAAAGAAAGAAGAAAAATCAGCAGTGAAAGTTGCTAAATCCTTAGATATTTGTTTAAAAAATGAAGTATCAAATCCTGCCCCTTTAAACATTGAACCATATACACTAGCAAAATTTTGCATTTGGTAAATACTTCTACCTACTTCTTTATCAATAGTTCTTGCCCATTGTTCAATTTCTTTTGTAGAAGATTCAAAAACTTGTTGAGTAACATTTTCTAGTTCATCCATTTTAGATGCACTTTCTATCGCAAATGTTCCTAATTCTTTTATTTTATTTCCTACATAGAAAACGGCAGCTGCAACTCCTACTTTTTTAATCATTCCTAATGAATCTGTTAATTTTCTAGCCCCTTCACTGCCTTCAACAAAGTTATCTTGTAACTTATTTAATTCATCATTTGTTTTATTTATTTTTTTAGAGAAGTCTTCTAATTCTTTTGAATACTTATCAACAACTTCTATAACTGTCTTTAATTTCTTATCACTCATATTAACTTCCCCTTTTTCTCATTTCTGAATAAATTTTATTTGTTACTCTTAAGATAAAATTGATTTTTTCAATAAGCCAATAAGGATGATCATCATAACCTTTATCTAATGGTAATCTATGAATATAATAATAAGAACTATCCATACCTTTAGTTTCAAAGTACATATTATACCTATGAATATCATTAATTATTTTCTGATATTTATCCTTATTGGCTGCTTTATGTCCTCTCATATAAAAAGAACAAGCCTTATAATAGACTTGTTCTATATCTTGAAACCCCTATTTTCAGAGTTCCTCATTATTTCATCTAATATTTTTTGAAAAGTATGAGGCTCTTTATCAAAGAATTTCATTAAATTTTCTGCTGTTTTATCCACTTCTTTATTTTCTAAAGTAATCTTTAAAGTTTGTGCCAATAATAACTCAAATTCTGGCATTTCTTCAAAAGTATAATGAATTTTAACAGTTTCAAAAGCTTTTGCATCAGATAAAACTCTAACAGTTTCACGAGGTTTATTATAGAAATTCATCATATTTCTAAATGTTCCTACAGTTTCAACTGCTATAATATCTCCATCTTTCCCATAGTTAACTATATAACTAACTTTCTTTTCTTCAATAGGTTCTTTTATATCCTCTGTTTTTTCTTTTTTCATTTCCTACTCCTTACGCATCATGGTAATTTTCAAATGTTATTTTAACTGGTGTTTGTGATGCCTTATCATAATATGCACTTAATTCTTTTGTCATTCCACCAGCACCATCTAAATTAGTTGCTTCTACATTTGATACTTTTACATTTGGAAATTCTAATTTAACTATTTTTGTTGGATCTGTTGTTTCTGCTAAAGTAACTTCTACAACATAAGATGTATTTTTTCTTAGCATTTCATAAGCACTTTTATAACTATCTTTATCAAAACTATTGAAAGTTAAATTAAGCCCAACTGTTCCTCTATCAGCTTGTCTAATTTTAGTTGTATAGACTGTATTTAAAGCACCTTTTCCTTCAAGTTTATTATCAATATTTATGTCTATTGATTCTATTTTTGCAGTCATATCTGTTGAAGTTTCTTTTATAATAGCCCCTAGGCAAATTAATGATTCTCCTTTTAATGCAACGGGAGTAGCATTTATTTTATTATTTAGTACCTTGTGTTCTTTACCTAGAATATTAGCAGTTACGTTTACAAATGCTTCCATTTGAGTGCTAATTTTTAAACTAGAAACTAAACAATCTTGAGCATACTCTGCTATGTCATCTTCAATATTATTTGAAATAAGTGTTAAGAAATTATCAAATGGCCCAGGTAAAAAATCTTGGTTTTTTCCACTTTTTGTTCCTTTGAATCCTGCTCCTTCTAATAATATTTCTAATTGCCCTGTTGTTGCTTCAATAGTTAAATCTCCATTAACTTCAACTTTTGATACAAATCCATCTCTTTCCCATCTTCCAGCACCTATTGCTTTACTTGTTGTTTTATTCACTTTAGGTACTACACCATAATTTGTACAATCTAATTGATTTAATCCAGTTAATTTAGCAGTACCTTCTGCAGTTTGTTTTCCAACTAAAAATTGTATATCCATTTTTTACCTCTCTTTCACAATTAATTCAGCATTAATATTAACTATTGCACTATAAATTTCATCATCATTACCATAATTAAAACTTACTGAGTAATCCATATTTATATAACTTTTTCTTAATTCCAAATCTTCACATAGCAACTTCATTTGTTCTTCAAACCAACTAATAGATGGCATTATATTAAAATAATTATCCTCAAGATAAATTAGATTTATAGTTCTATCATATTGCTTTTTATGATTAATACTAATTGTTTCTGCACTTAATTCTTGAGGTTGAATTATAAATATTCCTTGCTTTAAATCTACTCCTGTAAGGTCTGTATTAATAAAATCACATTTTTTTTCAGTAATATTTTCAATAGTTTTTTTCAATTTAGAATAGAATGAGTTATCATCTTCTAAATTAACTTTTTTGATATTACACTCCATTAATTCAAGAATTGTATGAGCTTCTTTTTCAATTATTTCAATTTCATAATTTAAAATTTTAAAATCCTTAATATCAAGAGTAATTTTATCAATTAATTCATCTGCTACTTGGAATATATCTCTGTCCTTATCTCCATGATAAATAACATCAACAGTATAAACTTTATTAAATTTAACACCTGCTATTGTGGTATCCCTATGATTTACTAATTGTAATGTAAAGCTAGGAGTTTCAAAGCCTTGTGTTATATCATTGATATTTATTTTTTTACCAGGATAATTTTTTGTGATAGCTTTTGCTATATTATTTAAAACTTTCATTACTCCTTATCCTCCATATATTTAACTAAATTTCTATTAAATACTGCTTGCCTAATCTTATTTATTTCAGTTACTGAATTAGTCATCATAAACCTACCTTTAACCCAATTAGCTTTTAACTTTTTCCCAATAGCTGGTACAAATCTATCTGGTGTTTGTCTATGCCCATATTCTACATAAATAGCATATCTTGCTATATTATAAAGAGTAATAAACCTTTTATCATTACTCTTTATGAGTTTAGATACATACCAACTTCTTCTTAAATTTCCACCTATGTGATTAATAACAGTTTTAGTTTTATACTTGCCTTTATTTTTACCTTTTGTATATCTTGCAAGTTCTCCTGTTTTATCTCCAAAGTATTTAAACCCTTTTATACTTTTCCCAACAGGAGTTTTTCTGATAACTTTATTTAATAACCTTCCACCTAACTCATTCAAAGAATCATCAATAGCTTTATCATAGTTTTCTTTTAATTGATTTACATTTTTCTCAGTAAATCTTTTAAATTCAGAAACATCAATATTTAATTTCATTAGGCTTTCCTTTCACTAACTAAAGTAATTTCCTGATGTGTTTTATACATTGCTACTTCTCCACTATGTTTATACTTCTTTATGATTCCATTTTGAGTTATTTCAATATCAGAATTTAGAGAAATTTCTATATCTGGACTTAAAAATAATTTTATTACAGATGTTGCTACTCCATAATCCCCTTGAATTGCTACAGGATTACTTTCATACGATAAGAAACAAGGGATATCAGATTTAACTAATACCCCTTCTCTTTCATCTGTTATTCCATTTTCATCTGTAAATAGTTCAGTACCATATATATTACATTTTCCAGTGTATGTTTTTTCTAGTATTTTCCTAGCATAATCAAACATAATTACCACCCCACAAATCTATATCTATATATTTCTTGCTTTCCATAGTTTATTAGTCCTTGTATTACATTTGAAAAAGTTTCTTGATTAGTATTACCCTTAAAACTCATAGAAACTCCACCTTCTGTAAGTGAGGCTACCATTGGCTCAAAGTTAAGAGTATCTATATTTAAAGTATTTGTAGAATATTTGGTGTTAAGAAAATCTCCTACACATCTACATAGAAATACATAATATAATTCACTTGGTACTTCTTCTCTGTTTAATATATTTTTAAGATTTTGTAAGTTTTTAGGTAAAATAATATCAAATAGTTTATCATCATCTTGTAAAGTATAATTATATCCAAGCAACATATTTTTTAAGTCTTGTATAATCTTTTCTTTATCTTCAACAATATCTATCATAATTATTTTCCTTTTTTATTTTTACTAACTTCTTCTGTTTTTGTTTCTTCAACATTTGTTTCTTCAGTAGTAACTTCTTCTGTTGTTTCTTCTACTGTATGTCCATAAGATTTAAACCATTCAATATCAGTTGTTGATAGGTCTTTAACTTTTGCTATCCCATTTAAAAAAGCTACACCAGATATTTCTCCAGTATAGCTTTCATTTTTAGTTTTTATTATAAACATATTTTACCTCCTATTATTGTACTTTTATGTTTCTTAATACTCCACAAGATCTTGAAGATTTTAAAATAGGTACTCCTCTTAATTCTACAAGTCCTCTTGCTTGTTCAGAAGCTACATTGAAGTCAGGAGCAATTACATCTATTATTTTTCCAGAAGATGGTGAAGCAACTGATAAAGCATCTTCTCCAAATCTTACTGCATATAATGAAGTGTTTCCAGTAGCATTATCAATAGTTATTGTTTCTTTTGCTACAGTTTCTCCCTTAGGAATATATTTCTCAACTGTGATTAGTGGAATACCATCATAAGAATCAATTTGTGATCCATAAGCTGTTGGAGTTAAAGTATATAACCCTGCAACTTTTGCCGCTGCTTTTATCTTTGTAATCATCTTAGAGTTTCCTATTAAAGCATGAGGTTTTTCATCTAATAATGATAACCATTCATCTAATTTTGTTGCAAATTCAAGTGCATTTTCTTTTACTTTTGCAAATGTAGATAAATCAAATCCTGTTGTATGAGCTAGCATATCTGTAGCTGTTCCTTTTAATAATGTATCTAATCCATCAAATTGATCTCCTGATGTTGCAACTGATCCATTTATTAAATAATATGAAAATCCTTTTCTTGCAGATTTAATTAATTGGGCCATTTGCAAAGCAACTTCATTTTCTACTCCACCTTGGTCTCTTAATGCTCTATCTATAGAGAATGCTCCTCCATAAACTTTTACTTCAGCTGTTTTCATTTTCTTTTTAGCAAATGTATCATCATACTTTCCATTGATACCTCTGAAACCTGTTTGAGATTCTTCACTTAAATAAACATAAGATGTTGACCATCCAGCACCACCTGCTATTGGATTAGCTATTGGATTAAATGGTATTGTTTGAAATAAATAATCTCCTCTTGTAATTTCATCAATTACACCTTTTTCTAAATCTGTTAATTGTCCTTGTTTTACTTCTGCTAATGTTATTGCTGGCATATTTTACCTCCTAAAATTTTTAATTAATACCTTTATAAAATGAACTTAAAGCACTACCTAATGTTACTTTTGCTCCAGCTTGACTTCCACCATTGTTTGGATTAGCTGGAGTTGTTCCAACTGGAACTTCTGGTGCTTTTTCTTCAACCTTAAATAGATAATCACTTGTCTTTTTTAGTTCTTCTATTTGTTCAGTTAAACCTATAACCTTGTCATTATCCATTTTTATATTTTCCATTTTTAATAATGCTTTTACAGCTATATTATTTTTAGCTCCTGCACTTGTTAAAGCAAGTTCTAAAGCATTATCAAGTTTAATTTTAGCTAATGTTTCTTGATATTCTTTTTCATTAGCTTGATTCTTTTCTTGTAATTCAGTAATTTGTTTTTTTAATTCTTCATTACTTGAATTGTTCTTTTGCAATTCTGATAATTGTTTATCTCTTTCAGTTAAATCTGCTTTTAACTTATTCTTTTCTTCTACAACTTCATTAAATCTACCTTGAGGAATCATATTCCCATATTTTTCTATTAACTTCATTGCTTGTTCTTCTGTTAGTCCTAACTTAATTAATTCATCTTTATTCATTTATTTGCTCCTTTCATTTTTAACGTTGTATGTCAACAATTTAGCTCTTATTCTTTTACGTGTGTAATACCAAAAACACGAATTATCTTTTATAACTATTAAAATTATTTGAAGATAATCACTCTCCTTTGCAATAAAAAAGCACCTAGTTTAACCTAAGTGCTTTAAAATTTAATTATTTTATTTCTGATATTTCTTGTTCTTTATCCATTAAGTCAATCATTGTTTTTAATCCAGCTTTGTCAGCTTTCGTCAAAGTAAAATCATAAACATTTTCTCTACCCTCTAATCTTATTTTAACATTATCTGAATTTACCATTGCTCTAACAATTCCTTTATTTACATTATCTAAGAAAACATCATAAGTTTCATAAACATAACCATATCCTACATCTGTTTTTTCTTCCAACCTTTTAAAATTTATCACATATCTTCCTGAATCTGTTATAACAATCATCTTTTCAAAAAATATCCAATCTTTACCTGAATAACTAACAACCAATCTATAAAACATTGGTTTTATATAAGTTTTTCCATCAAAGCCACCATAAATAGAAATATTATCTTCAGTTTTTTTATTAGTTACCCAAGTTACATCTTGAAATTCATCATATTTTTGAGAAAGATTATTTAGAATACTAAAGATTTCTTTTTTTACTTCCATCTTTTTTTCTTCTTTTATTTTTTCTTTTTCTAGTCTTTTAGCTTCTTCTTCTTTTAATTTTTCTAATTTCTCATTTTCTTCTTGAATTTTAATTGCTGATTGTTCTTTTATTTTTTGTAACTCATCTTTTTTTATAAAATTAGGGTATTTTTCTTCAAATTCTTTTATTTCATCAAGAACTTTTTGATATTTTTGCTCTTCAAATTTTTCTACAATTGCATTAAAGTTTCTTTCACTTTCTTTTCTTAACTCTCTCTCTTCTTTACTCTCACAAGCGAATAATAAAAATGTAGACAATAAAATAACTAATATCTTTTTCATTTTCTTCCCCCTCCTAATAGTTATAATACTATTTGTACTATAAATATTAGAGTTTGTCAAGAGATAAAACAAAAAAGAGAGCTTTTGACTTTCTCAAATTAAATAAGTCTTTCTCCTCTTTGAACTGATTTATATATGTCCGAATCCTTATCATAAAAATCATCATAAAAAGGTCCTTTTATTACAAAATCTGGATTTTCTAAAACTTCTTTTGCTTTTTCTATTTCTTCTTTTGTAGGTTTTGTAATCTCACCAGTATATACATTCTTATAGACTCTAAGATCTGCAAGTGGTCTTAATTCAATAGCTTTATTTTCAATATCTACATCAGCCCCCATACCATCCTCTAGTTCAAAAAAAACAAACCCAGGTACTCCAAAAAGAGCTTTTTTAAATTTAGAATACTTTAACAATTTTTCCACCCTCCAATCTAAATAGCTTTATATTTTTATCTTTTAA